ACAGGCTCATCGTCGTAATCTGTACGGCCAAGTTTCATGTCATCAATCCACGCATCCCATTCAGCATTGTAATCCTCAATCATCATTTGACGCTTGTCACGCCAATCATCGTATTCTTCGGGTGTTAAGGCTCGTGGAGCCCTCCGAAAATTCCGAGAATTTGTGTGAACGTTACGAGAACCACGCCCCCTCTTAGATTTACCCCGACTATCCTTAGTTTCCCAAGCACAGTCCGAATCAACCTCAGAAAGGTTGTCACCAAAGGCGACACGAGTGGTTTGCTCTTTCTTCTGCTTTTTGCCCATTTTCCCGTAGGAGTTTTTGGGCGTCTTTTTCCAAACCTTAACGAAAAGGTAGTAAGCAGCAATTGCGAAAACGGCAAACACGACGAGTATAGCAAGAAAGTGCTGGAACTTCTTGGTAGGGGATTCAGTAAAGAAACCTTTTTCCTTGAGTTTATAGTACTTTCTACGTGTTACACGTCGACTTCCGCCACCGTGGTGTTTAGGAACACGAATAGTGACGTACTCATTGAGTTTTGCTTCAGGCATTTTTTCCCACTCCTTCTTATTACCATGCTTTTGAGCACCCGCGATCCATTCTTCTATATCGTATTCATCCCAAGTTTCACCGGAATTATATTCTGACGAATCAAAATATTCGATTGGAGTTTCAGGATCGTGGGGGTCAAGCACAATTTCAAGTAGGTGCTCTTGTCGAGCAGCGTCTATATGACGATTAATCTTCATCGAGTGACGAAGCCAACCAGCATGATAGACGTCGGTGGGATTACCTTTGGCAAGCTCACTTTCATACCTTATCCAGTCAAGAAAATCTTGTTCAGACTCACTTCGACTGTTTGTTGATTTCCGCATCTGCTGCACTGCCTCTACGATCAAGTGCTCAGAATCAGACTCAGAGTCTGAAGTGGATGACTTAACACCTGCACGTGGTACAGATGTTGAAGCTGATCCAGCAACAGAGACCTGATCATACTCCTGACGAGCTTTATTTTCGCCGGTTTTTACACCACGATTAAAAGCTTCAAGCCGCACCGTTTGGAGCTGCTTGGCAGTATAACCAGGCGCATCATCTTCTATTTCGTCGGAACTAGTAGAAGAAGACACGGGAGACTTCTCTTTCCCTTTGTCTCTCTTTTGACGTTTCAATCGAAGTCGACGTTTCTCGCGGGCATCTAAC